CAGCAATATCTTCTTCGTGCCTGATATTACGCATAATTTTTAAATTTTTAGTATTTCTATTCCAAAGGAAGTTGTATTCGCTACCAAAAACACGACCGATTGTTTCTTTGTATTGTGCAAATGCATCAAATACTGCAAGTCCACCTATCTGTCCTGCTTGTAGCATATACATATTGTTGAATGCAACATCAAATGGATCAAAGTTAGTACCGCCACCACTATTGGTTCCTATACCTCTACGATATATACGCCTAACTTCCATTACTTCATCTGGTAAAGTGTAGTCTGTTTGCCCATCTACTGTTTCAATAAAAATTACACTTTCTTCTACAGAGTTAGCACTTAACTGTCTATATATTGCTAATGCTTTATCTATTGCTACATCGTAGTGTTCTCTATCTAATTCAACATCTACTATGCCGTCAGCCAAACGAAGTTGTAACTCTCTTACGAGATCTTCTCTACTACTAAATCCTATACTATCTATTGCCATACTACTATTTATCGAAATTCGTATTAAAATGCCTTTAATATGATAGTATTTTCGTTTATTCTGCCATTCATTTTTATAGCAGTAGTAGTAAGCTCATCAAAGGATTTTGCAAACCTTGTCTTTGCTTTTCCGGTCCAATTACTAATTTGTTCTTTAGGCTTACGCAAAGTTCTTTGCAAACTTGCATCAGGATCAAAATCCTGTATAGTAGTTCCCTTAACCATAAGTCCTGAGCCTGGTCTATTCATTGCTCTTGGGTCTTTTGTAATAGCATGATATACACCTAACTTTCTTGTTTTAGTATTATAGACCCAAACTTCATTAGCATGAACTATTTCTGTAGGATGAATACTTGCTACTCCTAACTCACTATCATTAATTTGATATTTTAGTTTTTTAATAATACTGTCTTTTGATCTTGCTCTAGGCTTACGAGCTTTCCTTGTAGACTTTTTAGTTTCAATTATTGTATCACATGCAGTATTAATTTTTTCAAAAAATGTAACAAAGTCTTTTCTAAGTTTTGGCGTAAAATGACTATATCCTTCTTTTATATCAGGATCTTTCCATGCTTTTACTTCTAATGCTTCTTGATATGCATTATCAAAATCTTCTTTTATTAATTTTGCATGATTGGCCTTTACTTCAGGTTGGTAAGATATCATATCTTTATAAGGATCAAAATCACTTAAATTAAATTCTTCCTCAACCATACAATCTATTTTGTATTCCCAATCTGCACAAAGTTGTTCAACTTGCATTTTCATTCTTTCTTGGATACTAATAACTTTTTTAGTCTTTGATTCTTTCTTAAGTGTCTTTTCTTTTAATGCTATTTTGCCTCTTTTAATCCATTCGACTTTTCTTTTTTCGTGATAATGACTTTCGATACTCTCAGACATGTATCCAAGTTTATACCAAATATATGTGCTTGTACCTGCGGCTGAAAATGACCATTCAGGATTTGCTAAGATAATTTTAATATCTTGTTTATCCCAGCCTGATGCTTCTTTAATCCATTTTTTACATGAAGCAATTATTGTTTTCTTAGGTATTTCTGTCCTAACAAAATACTCACAAGATCTAAATGCAGTATTTCTCTCTTTAGGGTCAGTAAGAAGTTTCAGAGCGTTCCACTCTGGTTCAGTAGTGATGTAAATACTTCTTTGTTTTTTACGTTTTGCCATATGTATGTGTATTAGTCTTCAAATATATCTGGGTCTGGATTAGCATATAACATCTGTATTGCTATTGGCCAATTTTTAAACCCTTGTATATCATTTTTATCTTTAAGAACGTTTTTTTGCTTAAAGAACTGAACAATACTTATCATTCCGGTGAATTTTCCTGCTTTTTCCCCTGCTTTGAACATGAAATACGAATTTGCGGCTATAAAACCTAAAGATATTAAATAAATTTCCATAGAACTCTCCTTACTAAAAAGTTAAGTTTAACAAAAAATTATTTTTTTGTCAAGTAAATTATTTTCCTCTACTGAAGTTTTTTCGTAAGTTATGAGGTTTTTCGTTTTCTATAATATCTTTCCAAACAGCAATAGTTTTATCTAATCCATCACTGAGCTCAACTTTTGGAAACCAACCAAGTCTGGTTGTAATTTTATGATTTGTGCTATTAAGAAGATAAATTTCCCCAGGACGTTTTGGTTTAGTATTCCAATTTATATGACCATCCCAATTTAATTTATCTGCAATAAGTTTTACATAGTCCTTAATTTTAATTGCATTATCAGGACCTATGCAAAATATTTCTCCTTGACATTTATCTGGATTTGTAATAACAGTTTCCCATGCATCTAATAAATCATCAATATAAATAAAATTCCTATATGGCTCTCCATATCCTAAATTTATCTCATCTGGATTTTTAAGCATTTGAGTTATAATTTGTTCTGTTACAAAGAAGTCATTGTCTTTTCTACCGTATGCATTAGTTTGCCTAATAGCAGTAAAAGGTAGTCCATAACTTCTGTGGGCATACTCTAAGTATTTTTCACATCCATACTTTGCAACGGCATAGGGGGCATTTGGATTGGGAGGTGTTGCTTCATTAAATGCAATTATGCCTTCCTCTTTACCGTCTCTAATTAAGTCGCTAATTGGTTGCCAACCATATACTTCCATTGTACTAGCAAATACAAAGTTTTTTAAATTTGGTAAATCCTTTGCAACTTCAATTAGATTTACAGTACCTGTATAATTAATATCACTAAAAGTAATTTGCTCATAAAAACTTTGCTCAACTTCTGTTCTAGCCGCCAAGTGTAAAATTATTTCGGGATCAAATGTTGATATTTGCATAGCAACTTTGGCGTGTTCTCTTAAATCTTCTTTTAAAAATTCTAGTTCGTGTTTGTCTTTAAGTCTTTCAACCATGTGCTGACCTATAAAACCGTCCGCTCCTGTTATGAATATTCTCATTTTATATCCTCTTCTTTTGCAAATCCTGTAAGTTGCATTGTAAACCTTGGCTCATATCCAAAGTTTGCTACTGAATGAACTAAATTTGGCCGTATAACAGTAAAGTCTCCTTTTTTATAATCTAACCAAGTTTCGTTCTCTATTTCTATATAATGTCCCATTAATCTATCTTGTAAAAATAAATTTACTCTAACAGGAACCATTCCTTCTGTGTTCATTTTTTCACGTTTAACCTTTTGTCTCATTTTGTATAAAGTATCAACGTGTGGTGCAATAAATCTACCAGGCATTAATTTATTAACTGTAACTATGCCATGATGTAGCCAATCACTAAAATTATCATAAACACTATGTACCCAACTTGGACAATCGTCTTCAAACACTTGCCATACCCAAGGTGCTTCATATGGATAATCTGGTACTGCTACACCCATGTCTTTCCAAAAGCCGCCACTATAAACAGTATGCGTATGCTCTGTAAACTTTAGCCTATACAACATTTCCTCTGTTATATGACTTATATCGACAGTTCCTTTATGCATTTTTAAGAACCGTTATCTGTGCTGAATAAAATGGCTCATCTCCCATATTACCTGCCAGATGCCAGTCATCTATTCCAAATTTTACCCAATCTCCCCTTCTCCATTTGACAAAGGGTTGATCGTGTACTTCATAATAGTGTCCACGTTTCCAATCTTCTAAAAATATAAGGTAACGATAACTTTCTCCTTCACCATGTTCTTGTTTTAGTTTAAAATGTTTATCAACATGGTGTGGAATAGTCTGTCCAGGTTCCACATTAATAACACTTACTACATGATGATCAAAGTCTTGTGGTATTTTTAATGCTAAATCATGTACCCATTGTGGCGATGTTTCAAACATTTGCCATATACTACTATTATGTTTAGTATAATATTGCTCTATTTTGTCGTACTGTTGATAACATTGAAAATAATCATCAAAGTTTAATAAACTCATTTGTTCATTTGTTATACCATAGTTATCAATATGTCCGTATTTAATCACAATAACTCTCTAAAGTACCTTTACGTCTAAGATCCAATGTAGCACAATGAATACCGCCAGATAACGTCATAGAGTGCCTAAATTGTACCGGTACACTATTGATGCCATACTTGTCTAATTCCCTCATTAGAGGCTCTTGTGCTGAGTCTAACACTACTGTATTCTCATCTACACTTAGTAAATTCATACCAATATAAGGAGAGCATGGAGGCATATAGCCTTGCTCTGCAAGTTTACTTCCTTGCACAACACAATCATCGAACCAAATTTTATCCCATTTTTTAAACATTTCTGGACAATTATCTGGTGTAACTCTGCTACTGTTCATTAATACTAAACCAGGTCTTAGTGGTACAATAGTGCTATCAAAATGTGCAAAACTATATAATTCGCTGTAATGCATCTTGTAACCCATTGGTTCAACTAATCTTTTTAACCACTGATACCCTTTCATGTTTCCTGAATTTGATACTTGATATAATAAATCTTTTCCAACTCTTACTATATTTGGTGCATCAAAACATATTTCATGGTTAAGTAATGTAGGTTTGTCTTCAATGTCTTCAAAAGTGTACATGTCATCATGTAACTTTGGCTTTGGTGCTGACATCCATAAAGCACCATCTTCAAATGCTTCATACATAATGTCTTCGTATAATCGTGTTTCAAAATATCTTGCTCTTACGGGAGTAGGTGTTTCAATTAACATATCACCTAATGGTAGTATTAAATCTCTTGGGCACCAACTATACCAGCCTTTAGTATTCCAACCTTGGCCTATGTCATAGTTCGTTTTATCCCAATCTATAATTTTGGGGCGGTGTACGATAACACCTAAATCTTCTAATGCTTTTGCGAGTCCGTCTGCATCTTCATTGGCTTCGTCAATTACCCATTGCGGATAAGTGCCTTCTAATTTTTCAACATCTTCTTTTGGAAAATTTGCGTAACTGAAACTTCTTGCGGATATATCAGTTGCAATTCTGCTGTGGTGGGCATGTCCAACGATGATCTCTTCCAAAGGATCCCAATCGTTGTGTGAATTAACTATCATTATTTCTCCTGTGTAGTGTAGTTTATATAACTAACTATTTATAAGTTCACACTTAAAAACTCTGTAAATATCAGCAAGTTCCCTTCTTTCCCATCTGACTCTCCAATCGTCTTCAAAATCACGATCAGTTGCTTTTACCACACTAATAGGTTGTTTATGAATTTCAAATTCAGACTCTGGTGTTACTCCTTGTCCAACACCATAATAACCTGTTAATGGTGGAGAACAATATACTCCACCTATTGCAGGATTTTTTAATAAATTATTAAATCCTAGTTCACGTTGAGCTATACAAGTGTAAAAACTGTGGCCCACCAGTAAAATATTTTTGTCATTAAAATACTGCTCATGACTATATTCACTATATCCAGAAACTTTGTTTAAATGATTTGGAAACATGTCAGTATTTTTAAAAACAATATCTGTACAAATATCAGTAGTTTCATTTCTAGAACCATAAGATGCATATACAATATTTTCTATATTTGTAAGTTCTATAATATGTTTTAAGTATTCTGCAACTTCACAATACCATTTAAAATGAGCTTCCTGATTATATATTTCTGGATCAAGACTATTATGTGATATTAAATCAATTAATACTGCTGTATGTAATTTTAACATTTTAACCACTCTGATACACAAACTCTATAATTACCTGTAATACCTCTATTAAATTCTGCATGTCTGATATCGTCTCCTAATCCGAATATCACAGTATCAGTATATACTAAATCATGTTCTTGACAAATATCTTCATATGCACTTCTAAATTTTTTCCAATTATAGTCAGGAGAAAAGTTTTTCATATACTCTACACCCAATGCCATACTGTAATTATTTGCCATTTTAACTTCATTAAGCATACTAATACCATCATCAACATAGTTCCTTGTAAAGCGAACGCCTACTCTGTGGTTTTCTAATGTATGAAAAGGTTTACTTAAACTACATGTAACTTCTTTTATTGCAGGATATTTTTCAAGGTTTATATGTACATGTTTTGCTATACCCCAATATGCTAAATCCAAACATACAGGTATATCATGAACTTTACAGACTTGCATTAAATGTTCAAAATCATGATGCATTGTTCCAAAGTCGCTAAAGGGAGCAGAAATAATAAGAGCATGTAAGCCTATTCCGTCTAATTGATCTTCTAAATGATGAGGATAGTCAATATATTTAAAATTTACATGCTTACCTAAACATGCATGGTATTGAAAATCTCCAGACAAACAAATAATTTGCCTATCTTTGCTATGCTTTAAAATAAACTGATCAAATGTTTGGCTTGTGCCTTGTGTGTAATCAGCAAATGTAAAATCATTTAATCCTGTTAGACTTTTAGTATTACTATAATTTATCCATTCTCTCCAAACATTTGTATATTGTTCTAATGTAGGATAGGAATCTATATTTAAACTATTATGAAATTCTGTAACTTCAGAGTTTACAATAGGTCTTGCACCTCTAACTGCAGGCATTTACAACCTCCTTAAAAAAGTCATCATTACTAACTCGCCTAAATTTTCCTGTTGTAATATTTTTATAATTATGATTTACATCATTTTTTAAATTTTCCATAAGTTTTATAAATTCGTTTTCAGGAAGTTTTCTTATTTCTGATATAGTATTAAAAAATCCTTGCACTCTTGCTTTTAAAGTATCTTGCTCATTAAATGTTATGTCCCAATATTTTCCAAAAGTTTTAAAATCTAATCTTGCTAATTGTTCATAAAGTCCTTTACAACCAACAGTAATAAAAGGTTTTTTAAAATACATTGGGAACATTTGTTTTTCATCCACATAATCTATTCCATATGGCTCTCCTCCTGGTATAAGAGCAATATGCCCTGTTTCATATAACCAAGGGCCAGGAACACCTCTGTCGTTTAAATCCTGCAGGTCTATTATATGCGGTCTACTATATAATACCTTTGTAATGCCTGTGATTTCCTTTTCTGTAAGTTTTTCTTTTTTAAGTAAATCATGCATAGCAGTTGTCATTAAGTACACATGATATGGAAACTCTTCTTTTGTACTAGGATCTTTATATATTTTTTCTATAAAACTTGGCGACATTGAATAGTTTCTGGAGTATGTAACGTCTTCCAACTTGTTACCCATATATTCAATATAAAAAGAAATTAAAAGTCTGTGACTTCTGCAATTACGCATTGTAAGTAAAAATTTATTTTTTATATCTTTATAATCATCTAATCCTTCAGGTGGCTCTGTTTGGTGTAAATTTACATGAGTGTTTTTACTCAAAATACTAGTAATATAATGTACTCTGTCTAAGTACCATAACTTATGTATTTTACTAACATTTTTACTATGTATTAAATGTTTATTGTAATTTCCAAAATAATCTTCTGTTTCGCCTGAACCACTTAAAATAAATTTAACTTGTGGATATTGGCTTGATAATTTAACAAAATACATATTAGCATCAAAGAAATAAGGCTCTGTGCTTGTATAAATTAAAAATACTGTATTAGGTAAATTAAAATTTACACATTCTGATATTTTTTCATCTATTAATTTGCCAAAATCAGACAATACAAATTTTTCTCCTGCTGATTCATATGATATGGGAAAACTTTGAAAGTCTATAGGAAATATATTGATAGCATCTTCAGGTACACTACCTGTTAAATTATGTATTACATTAAATTCATATTTGCTTTCATCTATATTTCTTGTATCTTGTAATTGGCAAAGAACTTCTAAAGGTAATGGCTCTCTGCCTAACCAACCTATTTCGTTATGCTTTCTAATAACTTCATCTTCAAACTGGAAGCCATTATGCAAATATACTATATTAATCTTTGTCATTTTTATCCTGGCGGAAAGGGAGAGATTCGAACTCTCGGTACAGTTACCCGTACTCTTCCTTAGCAGGGAAGTGCTTTAAGCCGCTCAGCCACCTTTCCTTTCCTATATTTATTATTATTATATACTACGTTAATTTATTACTGATAAATATTGGTATGTACACAAGTCACATAAATGCAGTAGATATTGAAGTTACCGATAGGTGTAATGCAGAATGTCCTGTATGCCCAAGATCACAAGCAGGTGGTGAAATAATGCCCTACGTGAAAAATCAAGAACTAGATTTAGATTATTTTAAACTTATAGGCAGGCATTTTTTAGCACACATAACAAAATGGAATTTTTGTGGTACAAAAGGAGATCCTGCTTCAGCACAAGAACTATTTGAAATTTTAGAGTATATTTTAGAATGTAATAGCAGAACAGAGATAAGAGTAAGAACAAATGGTGGTGCTAGGAACAGTAAATTTTGGACAAGGCTAGGCAACCTTTTTAAAGATAAAGATTGTATGGTTGTTTGGAGTGTAGATGGATGGGAAGACACTAATCATATATACAGAAAAAATGTTAAATGGGAAAAACTATACGAAAACATGCGTTCTTATATAAGTACAGGCGCAAACTCTATGTGGGAGTTTAACAGATTTGAGCATAATCATAAAGATATTCCTACAGTACAAGCATTTTGTAATAGGCATAATATTTTTTTAGATATAAGAGACCCTTACGGATTTCAAAAAATAGAAGTAGACTCATTGCATGAAAAAATAAATGATTCTCAAGACCGCAAAGAAATTAGATCAACAACACTAATAAAACCTATTCCTGTTTATAATAAAACAGGAGATGGCGACTCTTCCATATTTGCTTACAGTATAAAACCTTATGGCATACCACAAGAAAAACTGTTAGACGAACATGAATATTCCCAAAAAGTTAGTGAATATAAGCCTGGTGTTTACGATAAAAGGCATTGGGAAAATATAAAACAAGACCAAATTAAGTATAGAGTTAAATGTAAAGCAACTGATAACAAACAGCAAATTTATATTGACTCTAATGGTATGATTATGCCTTGTTGTTATACTGCTTCAAAGTACCAAATGGGAGACGAACAATGTATAGAAATGTTTGAACCCATAAAAGAAAAACTATTTGTTACTGAGTCTAATACTATATATGATGTATTAGATACTGTTTTGTACACAACCACTATGCCTGCAGGAATAAACGGCACAATGAACGACAAAGTAGGTTACTGTATAACATGTGTACAGCATTGTCGATATGGTCTGTCCATTCATGACGACTAAATTAGATATCAAATACCGATAAATAGTAACATGCCAAGATTAAGTTTATGGAATCCAACTAAAACAAATGACTATAGTTTCATTGATAGAGTTGTGGGCGAGCATATCTTTGCGGGTGGTACTGGTGTACATATACACAAATATATGGGTATTCAGGACACACCTAATGAAAATGACCCTACAAGACCCTCTAGTGGCTCAGGCACAAATAATGAAGTGTTTATACAAGATCTTTTATTTTTAGAGAATAGGGACAGAAAATATAGCGAAGATATATACGAATTACGAGGCCAATACAATCTAGGTGATAATGATGCATTTGATTTAACACAATTTGGTATGTTCCTAGCAAACGATCAATTGTTTATGAACTTCCATACAGAGAGTATGGTTGATTCTGTAGGTAGACGTTTGATGCCAGGAGATGTTTTAGAGTTACCTCATTTAAGAGATGATTTATTATTAGGTAGTGATGAAGCAATAAACAGATTCTATGTAGTAACAGATGCTAGTAGGCCAGCAGAAGGATATGATCCACGTTGGTGGTCACATCTTTGGAGAGTAAAACTAGGTCCTATTACAGACTCACAAGAGTACAGAGATATACTTGGTAGTGGAGAGGACGAAGAAGATTTAAGAAACTTAATCAGCACTTATGCTAGTGAAATAAAAATTAGTGATGCTATATTAGAACAAGCAGAACGTGATGTACCATTTGACCCGCAATATAGAAAAACAGGTCATTTGTATATGGACGATAGTGTGCCTGATAAACCAGCACCAGGGTTAGATTATGGTGGTGCTGATGGATCAGTACCAAATGGTTCTAACATTGTTGGCAGTGGAGCAACATTCCCAACTTCAGGAACATCAGACGGAGATTTTTATTTGCGTACAGACTTTAGTCCACACAGACTATTTAAAAAGTCAGGAACACGTTGGTTAAATGTAGGCTCTGATATGACAGGTTCATGGAGTGCCGCAAACAGAATACTAAAAGGATTCATTAATAATGATTCAACCTTTAAAGGTGATAATGGCGAAGAAATGAGAGAGAAGGTAAATTTAAGTAAAATTGTAAAACCTAAAACGGATAACTAAAAATGAAATTTGATGAAATAAAAAAACTACAAGAAAATCAAAATGTAATTAATCAATTAGAAGATAAAAAGTTTGACTTAGAAAGTGCTTTGAGATCTGCAAGAGAAATTACTCGTGATATTAAACGTACAGATATACATGTAGAAATTGTTAGCAAATTAGGAACACTTGCTGAAGAGCATGGCTTACAATTAGATAGTCATGATGAAAATGTAGTTTTTCAAGCAAAAAATAAATTAGAGTCTGCTATATATCAACTAGAAGAAGTTTTTGAAGATGCAATAAGAGATGTATCAAATAAAATAGACGAATTAGAATTGGACAGTTAAGATGGCAGGCAAAAATTTAGATTACTGGTATGACGAACAGATAAAAAGATATCTAATTCAAATCATCAGAATCTTTTCAAATTTTCAAACACGAGAGTACACTAAAGATGGTGTAAGATATAATCGTGTACCTGCAAGATATGGCGATATGAACAGAATGGTAGCCGCCATAATGCGTAAGGGATCAGAAAATATTATTAATAGTGCACCATTTATTAGTGTTACTATTCAAAGTTTACAACCTGCAAGAGACAGGACACACGAACCTTTTTTAGTTGATACAACTCAGGTAGCAGAAAGAGAATTTGATCAAGAAACACAAACATATCAAAATGATCAGGGAAATTTATATACCACACAAAGGTATATGCCAGTTCCATATAATTTAACAATACAGATGGATTTATGGTCTAATAATACAGACACTAAATTACAAGTATTAGAACAAATATTTGTATTGTTTAATCCAAGTATTCAATTACAATCAAATAGCAACCCATTAGATTGGACTAGTGTGTTTGAAGTAGAATTAACTGATATTGCATGGAGTAATAGAAGTGTTCCAGTAGGTACAGATGAGTCAATAGATATTGCTACTTTAACCTTTACATGTCCTATTTGGATATCCCCACCAGCAAAAATTAAAAAACAATCAATAATACAAAGAATTATAGCAAATATACATAGTGTAAGCAGTATTTCAGATTTAGGTTATGACGAAGACTATGCAGACTTTTTTGGAGATATAGAAGATACAGCAGAAGTTGTTGTTACTCCAGGAATGTATAGTGTAAGAGTAAGTGGTGCTTCAGCAGTATTAATTAATGAACAAGGAGTTCCTGTACCTTGGACTGATATCACAGAGATGCAAGGCGATGTTAGAACAACAAGTTTACTTAAATTAAATACAAGTAATGATTCAAATAACTTTTTAGGAGAGGTTTGTGGTACTGTAAGTGTAGACGCAACTACATCATCAAATTTAATTTTTAATTTAGACACAGACACTTTACCAACAGATACAATTAATGACGTTGATAAAATAATTGACCCTAGAGAAAATTATCCAGGAGACGGAACAATAGCCGCCGCCTCTAATGGACAAAGATATTTAATTACAGAAACAATTACAGCATCTGGTTATACTAATTGGAATATAGATGCATCTGAAAATGATATAATTGAATATAATGGAAGTGCTTGGGTAGTATCGTTCGATGCTAGTTCACAATCAGGAACCACCCATTACATGCATAATACATTTACATCCAAACAATTTCAATGGACTGGTACTCAATGGATAAGTAGTTACGAAGGAGAGTACAAACCAGGATATTGGAGGCTTGTATTGTAATGAAAACAACTGCGGCAGGAGTAGTATTCCTTGCTAAAGACACAGGAAGATGTATGTTGCAATTAAGAGAAGGCAACAAACGATTTAATCACACTTGGGGTTTTTGGGGAGGTATAATTGAAAAGGGCGAAACACCTTATCAATGTATTACTAGAGAATTAAACGAAGAAATTGGGTTCGTTCCAGAACTACAAAAACTAAATCCTATTGATGTCTATCAGAGTAAAGATAAAAACTTTTACTATTACAGTTTTGTATATGTAGTAGATAAAGAGTTCCAACCACCAAAACTTAATGGTGAGAGTGCCGGTTATGCCTGGGTAGATATAGGACAATGGCCTAAACCTTTACACAATGGTGCAAAAGTAACTCTCTATAAAAATGGCGGTACAGAAAAACTGCACACTATACTTGAAATAAATTCCTGATAAATATTACACATGAGCAAAGGCGAAATTATAGATTTTGTGGTCTTGCGAATACAGAATGACTTAGACAAGTTTCAACGAACTAAAACTATTCCACATACATTACTCGAAGGCACATATGATATTGAGGAGATAAAAAGTGTCTACTATGACATGCTGTCTCCAAAACATCAAAAAATTGCTGACAGACTTTATAGAGAGTATAACGAAAGAATAGACGAAAATGTAGAATCTTTAAAACTGGCTATGAAAAAAGACTATGCTAGAGTAGTAAAAAATATGGCTACTGAGCATGAGAGTTTTAGATTTAAGCAAATTATGAACTCATATAGGCCAGGAATGAACCCGATAAGAGCTCTGTATTACCAGACTAGAGACGTGACCAGGAGATATAATCCTGAGCACCCGTATCACTATTGGTTAATTGACCTGGTGACAGATTTAGAATTCAATAATATTATTTTAGATGCCTTGGCTAAGGATGTAAGAAAACTAGAACGTGTAATAAAAAGATATTTCTTTCCACTTACTAAAAACAGTGAAGGTATTCCATTAGAATTATTCCATGCAAAACAACAACTAAAAGACTTTAGACATTATTATTTGTTTTTTAGAGGAATAAAAGATTGGTCACCAGACGAGTAATTATTTAGAAGTTTTTCTTTCAACTCCGTCCCATTCACCTTTTGGCATTGGTTGTTTAATTCTTTCTGCATACAAGTCTGCAAGTGTATTATTCCAATTATGGTCCTTTATAACTTCTATTTGGTGAGCACATTCGGCCCACTCTCTGTTTTGATAAGAATCTACCATTCTGTTTATTACTCTTACTTGTTTTGCATCTGACAAAATAGTATAAATTGTTACAGGTGCTGTTTGTCCTTTTACAGCAATTTTATCTAACATAA